CTTGTTCCATTTATTCCCCCTCTAGTGCTTCGATTCTTAGGATTGCTTCTTTTAATGCGCCAGTTAGATATGGAATCAAGTTAGTTGCCAAGATTGACTGATAAGCGGGGTTGCCATCTTCATCAATGGCATCTTTCTCGCCCATAACTAAGGCTGGCAATACCTCTGCCAATTCGTGAGCAATAAAGCCAACTTGAGGTTCTTCAGGGTCTTTAATGAATTCAAAAGAACGCAAGTTGATTTGCTTTACTATGGAAGCGGCAGAATCGTAACTTTGGATGTTTTGCTTTAATCTGTAATCCGATGCGTTTCTAAATGCGGGTACACCACCTGATGTGGTTGTGATGCCGCCAGCATCTGCGCCGTTGTAAATTAAGCGAATTAGTTCTGAAGTGCCGCTGGCGTTGTACCTATGAGCAAAGAGTGCAATTTGGTTATCTCGGCGGCCAATAACTGCCCCCGTTGAGGACAAGAAAACACCCGTGGTTTGGCTTGTGCTTGAAGAGGTATTTGTGCCAGCAGTAATTGTGCCAGCACTTGAGGCAATATCGCCAGCGTTAATGGTTGCCATTGTTGATGTGCCTGAAATGCTAAGTGTGCCAGTTGAAATAAGAGTTTGAGTAGTAATTGTGCCAGTGCTAGCTGAGATTGTTCCCCCACTTGCGGTGATATTTCCACCGCCAGTTAAAATGTTGGCTCCGTTAATAAATGAAAGACCTGTTGTGCCAGATGCAGCTCGAATTGAAATGTTGTTAGTAATTAGCGCGCCGCTGACAGAATTCCACTGATTTCCAGTTCCGTCAGAATTGCTTGCGATAAACCCGCCGCCAAAATACCAAGGGCCAATTTGCGCACCTGAAGCGGTAAGGAATCCAGTAGTTGAAATTGAAAACGCAGCACCGACAGTAAAAGAGCCGCCTGTAATGGTTGCGTTTGTTGAGGTGATAGTGCCTGTGAAAACGCCATCGGTTGCAGTAAGCACACCCAAGCTAGTAACTGAAAACTTTGAGCCGATGGTAAGGGTGCCGCCTGTAACCGTAATGTTGTTTGTGGTAATGGTGCCAGTAATTGTTGCCCCTGTTGCGGTTAACAAACCCGCAGCATCAATGATCGCGTTTCCGCCGATGTTCATTGTTGAGGCAGTAATTGTTGCGCCAGTAACGCTGCCTGAAAAAACCGCTGCGCCTGTTGTGGCGCTGACTGAGAAAGTTGCGCTTCCAGCGCTGTTAAAACCCGCAAGCCCGGTGGAATTGAGAACAACGCGGGCGCCGGATGTTGATGAAGCACCTGAATAAACCGTTAGGCCCGTTGCATCAATTGCCGTTAATTGCTTGGTAGTCGGATTTTGAATTGCGTACGCGCTCGGCTGTAAAGAGTTTTGAGCAGTAGTGTAGGCAATCGCGGCGTTAGCAAGAGCAGTGTTAGCAGTTGTTTGAGCTGCTACACCTACCGCGTTAGCAGCGGCGGCATTAGCAAGAGCAGTGTTTGCCGCTGATTGCGCGGTTGCGATTGAACCATCTTGAGCTGAAACCCAAACGCCCGACCGAAAAACATAAGGTTTGTTGCCGTCATCTGTGTCATACCATAAATCATTTTCTGTAACATTTGCGCCAACTGGGGCAGTTGTTTGATAATAAATTTCAGCCTTTGCATTCACCTGAGTTGTTGTTGCAGGCACTACTGGCAAAACGCTAGAAACCGTAAAATCAGCATTTTGAACAACAGTAATTGGTGTGTTAGTAATTTGCGGGCATAGTGGCATTTTTCCCCCTAGATTGTAATGCTGTAAGGGTTAATGTCGGATGTATTAAATGAAACAATCCAATTGTTTTGGGTGATAGTGTGCTTCATACCTTCAACCACAAGGTTCCATTGTAAAGGTCGGCCATCGTAGGTTGTGCGCTGAACGCTTACTTGATCGGCTAACTCTGTTGACAAGAAATCAGGGTAGAGTAAACCATTTTGAGCCACAACAAGGCCGTTAAATTCAATGCGCTCAACATAAGTATCAGGTGTGGCAAGTTTGCGTGATTCATATAAAGCTAGATTTGTTGCGCTTGTGTCGGTATTTACTGGCGCAAAGATTTCCTTTTTCACCACACCATAAGCGGCAACACTTGGGTTATATGTTGATGTAACTTGGTTGTTATCGCCACGCATAATAATTGCTTGATTCACCACATACTTTGTGCCTGGGTTGGTTATCAAATCAGAATATGTAACAGTGTTAGATGCGTTTGAATCGCTAAAAAGCAATTGTGTTGGGCGGCTGAACTTGTCAGATAACGGCACTAAAGTTGCCACGCCTGATTTTGAAATGTAAAAGCGGCCAGCGATAGCATTAACGCACTCTGTAATTGCTTGCATACACCCGCGGTTTTGAACTGTTGCCAACATAACAACTGAACCCGTCAATGAACGTGAAAATCCATTGGCAGTTGTCCAACCAGCAATGTCTAACATTCTGCCTGCTCGAACCGCTGCTGTTTCTGAGTTGGCGGCAACGGCTAAAGCCGGTGCGAAGCCATCGGCAATATAGCCAATGCCATCGTAGAAAGTCATTGTCACATTTGGCAAGAAACCTTGGTTGATAAAGTTATTTTCAAGAAAGCCGTTAAACAATGGGTAAGTTACGGAATTCCAAGTGGCCATAATGCGCATTTGTAAACCGTCACGCAAGATGCTTGCGCCGCCAACAACCCAAGGGCTTGAAACGCTTGTGTTATCAGGGTCATAAATGCCACTGGTGTTGTTAAATACAATGCTGGCAAAGCCTGCTTCATCGCGCAAATCTGCGCGTTCGCGACCACGGCGAAAATCTATTTGAACAACATCGCTAATTGTTGCCGAAGTCCAAGTTCCGCTTTTAAGAAACTGAACTGCGATGCTAGGCGAAGTTACTCCGTCAAATGCTGGCATTAGGCAATCAAGAATCCTGGTGCGAGCGCACCCCTAGGAACACCGTTACGGCGGCCTGTGGCTTCAAGGCCGTTTTGAACAACCTCAATAAGAGCATCAGCTGAACCAACAACATTGCCTGCGTAAACATTAACATCAATCTTACCCTGATCATTGCGAGTGCTGTAAATCTTACTGCCGCCACCGATGGCGATTGAAGAGCCACCTGAAAGTGCTTTTTGGCGTGTTGCTAATTCTTTCATTGCGTTTGCTGTGGCAATATCCATTATTGACTTGGTGTTTTTATTGAGAGCAAATGTATTCTTAAATAATGCGGTAACAACAGGGTCTTTAGTTGGCTTGACTGCGCCAATACCAGCAAGGCGAGCAGCGTTCTGAGAATCAGTAAAGCCGCCGCCGCCTGTTGTGCTGCCTTTTGCGGGAGCTTTACCGTTAGCCATATCAAAAAGATTCTTGGTAGTGAGTCCAAGTGCGGCTACGCCAGCAAGAGCAGTCAAAGCAGTTCCTATGCTTACGCCACCTGTCGCAAAGGCTGTGGCAACTGCGGCACCGGCGGCTGTAGTTCGCAAAAGCGCCATTGCGCTTGTAAGTGTTCCTAGCATAATAATAAATGCTGAAATACGCCCCGCAACAAACATTCCCGCAATAATTACTGCCAATGTTTTTACTGCAAACGTGTTGTTTGAAACCCAATCGCCAAAAGCAATTGCTACATTCAGAAACTTAACGGCAAACTCTGCGGCAACGGCAAAAGATGCTGCTAATTGATTTTTGTTAGCATTAACAAATTGCTCAATCTGTGGCAAAACTTTTGTAATTAGAACTGCGGCAAACTTTTCCATAACCGGCAACAGTGCTGAGCCTAAACTTGCCTTCATATTTTCATATGTTGCGTTTACTCGCTGAAGTTGCGCGGCAAATGTGTCGTATTCACGGCGAGATTGACCCTGGGCAGCCGTTGTTTTTGAAAGGATAAGCTCGTAAGCCTCTTGTGCTTCAGCGGCTTTGAGCGTGTCACCTGTTAGTTTGCCTAAACCCTTTGCGGCAACGCGTGCGGTGATGTCAGATTTACGAATGGCAACACCGTAACGCTCAATTGGGTTGTATTCACCCTTGAATGTAGAGCTAAGCGCCGCAACTGCATCGGCAGTTGTTCCACCGTAAGTTGCCGCTAAATCTGCGGCTAGAATTTGTAGTTTCTGTGTGCGAGCAATGGCATCTTGCTCTTCAAGCCCTAAACCTTTAAGTTGGGTGCCAAGCAAAGCGGCATATCGAGCAGCATCAGCGGTTGACAAACCGTAGTCAACCATTGACTTTGAAAATGTTTTTAATTGCTCAGAGTTTGAACCAAAAACGGCATCTAATGCGCCAAATTGCTGAGATAGGTCAGAGGCAGCCATAATTGAGTCTTTGCTGATCTTGGCAAGTGCTGCTGCTGATGCTAGGGCTGCTAAGCCAAAGGCTCTTGCGGATTTTTTAGCAAAAAAATCAATGTTTTTGCCAAGTTTGGCAATGTCTTTTTGAGCAGCCTTTGAACCTTTGTCTGAATACTGTGTGAGGATGCGAGCTACAATTGCGCCAACTGCCATTTGTTATCCTCGCTCTTTGTTTAAGTATCTTTGTAGCTGAGCCTTGGCATCATTAAGAGCCTGCTCAACATTTTTTTCAATTTTTGTTTTATCTTTATCAACAACACGCCATACTACACGCGATGCAGCGCCGAATCTGTTTCCTAAAGTACGCAGGAATTGGGCAGAACTACCGCGACCAGCGGTACTTTTAGTTTTACGGCCAGCAACTTCAAAGATTGAACCCGCTGCAGATTTATTGAGCAAAGCGCCCGCGCTAGTGGTGTAATCCTTACGAACTTTGCCTTCGGCTTTTGTCTTTGTGATCTTTGACTTAATCTCGCCGGCGTTCCAACCTGGCCAACCAGCACCACCGCGAGTGCGGCCTGTGGCAGCATCTGCCCTGCGCCAGCCACTCATCGGCGGTTGTTCGCTAATTAACCCTTTGGCATCTTTTTCAGCGCCAGCAAGTTCACTATTGATAACTTTGTTAAAACGCTTGACTGCATCCTTATCAAATTCTTTCAATGCAGTAAGCGTTTCCTTAACGCCGTTAAGAACAATTACTTCATCAGCCATTAGATTTAGCTCGTTCCTTTAAGTAAATCGTCATTGCTTCAAAAATACCTTCAGGGGCATCAAGTAATTCATTGGGTGAAATACCCGTTTCGCAGGCCACCGCAGCAACCGTATATGTCAGGCTGTTGCGGTGGATTCGAAAGAACTATCAGCATCCAATTCGGCGCTAACAATAGAATCTAAATACTCAGGACCGAAAAGTTTTACGGGTGTTCCACCATTATTTTGAGCATCAACTTGCTGGCATTTCCAAGCCAACCAATAGATATGCTCAATTTTCTGTTGTTCCCCAAGCAACTTAGGCATTCCTGCACCAAAGTTTTGTTCAAACGCAACAATTATGCGCGGTGTTAACTTATATGACTTTTCAACACCATCAATTGTTTTTACCTTAACTGCTAATCCATCCATCTTTTCCCCCTTAGTTGATTACGGTGTAATTGATTTTGTAATTTGACCTGAGATAGGCCAAGTTGCCGAAACCGTGGCCAGTTCGCCCACGGCGCCTGAAACTGCTTGCCATTCTGCCACAAGCGCGTTAAAGGTATATTTCGGATTGCTTGCGCTGACTGTTGTGTTAACTGGGCGAATTTCCATTGCCGCAATTAAACCAACAGTTCCGTTTGTTGTTGTTGTGCCATTGATTAGTTCTTCAAGGGCATTGTCTGCATAATCTTGATTGAACTCGATTGTAATTGAGTTATCAGCAAGGCCAGCAACGCGGGTGCGAGCTGCGCCTGTAGTTGAAATTCCAGTAGTGTCAATAACATCATAGCTCGTTGATAACGAAATTGAGGTCACATATTGAGATATATCATTGCTTGCGAACACCACATAAGCATTTGTTAAAACTAAACGTGGCATCTATTAAACCGCCTTCGTGATTACGCCTGAGATAGGCCAAGTTGCAGAAATTGTTGCTAACTCACCAACGGCGCCTGAAAGGGCTTGCCATTCCGCAACAACGGCTGAAAATGTGTAACTAGGATTGTTCGCACCAACTGCTGCTGATGTTGGCTTTACAACACAAGTTACATTTGTTCCAACAAGTGATGAACCAACTGCGTTAATTGTTACTTCAGGCGCAGATGTTGCAAAATCTTGATTGAACTCAAAGGTAACTGAATTATCAGCAAGTCCTGATTGGCGTGTACGCGCTCCAGCAGAACCCATCCCGGTAGTGTCAACCACATCTTCGCTGGTGCTAAGGGCAACGCTCGTAATAAATTCAGAAAGATTGATGCCGTTGATTACAACTGAAGCATCTGTTAAGACTATACGGGCCATTTATTTTGTTTCCTCTACTGTTGCGGGTTTAGTTGTTGCGGTTTTTTTGAGATGCTCGCCTGTAATTAGTGCTTCAATGTTCAAGCCTGATTCAAGCAATTCTTTTTCGGTGATTGAATCACCCTTTGTTTTGCCTTCAAAATTATCTGAAGTGATTGTATAGCTCATTTTTCTCCTTATCCCCAAACGGTAATTCGGTAACGGTATGAAAGAAATTCCATATCCCCAGCGGTATAACTTCCCGCTTCGGCTGATGTGACACGCAAAGTGTTGCAAGCCCCGCCAAGAGTTAGATCAGCTTCGATTGCTGCCTTGATTGAGAAATCCCCGCTACCTGCAAGGTACTTATCAAGTTCATTTTGACCTGAACGCTCTGTGAAGCGTTGAACCAAAACAACAACATCTAGGTTTGCCTGGTCGAGTCCACGGGCATTGTTTAAGTCAAATGTAAAGTCCAACTGGCCAACAATGGCTGCTGGCGCAACTGGCACTGTAGGGATTAGCTCATAGGTACGCATACCCTTAATTGCCTCTAGGTTGGCTTTTAAGCCGTTTCTAACCTCACTTGGTAACATTATACTGCCAAGCCGTTGTTCTTGCGTAGGGGGCGCAGCAGTGCCTCTACATCGGCATCTAATTTGGCAGCCAAACGCACTGTTCCTAAATCTGTATTTCCAGCAATTCCAAATGGTGACTGGTTACGAAGGAACAGGCGAGAGGCTTGAATCTTTGCTGCGGTCTTTACTTCGTATGGCACCGCTGACCATCCAAAAACGCCCTTAACCCGTATGGATTGAGGCAAGTTAAATGGGAAAACATAAGAGCCAACTGCTAACAGGCGGCTCATTGGCCACCCGCGAGAAGGGTTATTGACAGGTTCAAACATCGCATCGTCTGCAGTCCACACTGTTTGGTATAAACGATCAAAGTTATCATCGGTTGCGATTTCATTTATGCTAATAAAATCATCAACTGGTTGAATGTAGTAATCGGTTGGTGTGTAGTAACGGGTTGCTGGTGCCTCAGTAGTGCCATCTTTGTAAAAGAAACGGCCACAATAATCATCTATTTGGCGTGAAGCGGTAGCAATCGCCATTTCAAGAGCTGCGTTATCAATCGAATCTTCAAGATTGAGTGCATCCTTAACTTCATTCAGGGTTACATACCCGTTAGTGATCGCCACGCGTGGTTCTCGTTTCTACTTTGGGAAGCATTGCGCGTTCCAATTGCGGAACTGCGGTAGCGGTTTCCTTTAATTTTACCTTAATTCTTAAAATTCTTTTTATGCGTTCCATATATCGTGCTGCCTATCATCTAACCAATAGCTCTTTGAGTGAGGCAGTATCGCGCCTGTGTGAACATAGATTGGAAAACCAAGTGAACGAACACGGCGGCAAAATTGTAAATCTTCGCCAATCCATTCACCATTGATAGGTCCATCCCAAAACCAACACCAATCCTGCCCTTGGTGCGGGTCGGCATCTGCTCTGATTGCTTCCAACACGCTGCGGTGGATTAGTAAACATCCAGTGCCTGCGGCATCTACTTGGAAAACTGAATCTTTATCGTACTTGTTAAGTGGCAAAAAGCCTTCAGGAGCATCTTGAAAAATTGTTGGCACTGGTTGGGGGTATGGATAACCTGTTTCAAAACTAGCAAATACCAACCCTGCTACAACTGGGCGTTCTTTATCGTGTGCGGTTTCAACTAACTTATCAAATGCTTCAACAGATAGTTGTTCATCTGAATCCATCATTAGTAACCAATCGGATTTAGTTTCCAAAAATTGCTTAACTAAACGATTGCGTTGCTTTGAAAGTAAACCTGAACCCTTGATGCGTATAAATGGACCAAGGCGTGCTGATCTTGATTGAGCAACTTGAATTAGGCTAAATGCGAACCCGCCGTTAACTGTTCCTGGGTCGCAACTGCCGATTGAAACTTTATGTGCTGATTTCATAGATTCCCCCGAATCATTTAAGAAGTAAGAGGCGGGTTAGCCGGGGGAGAAAAACCCGCCTCTTACAATTTGTTAACTTTGGATTAGAAAGTTGGAGCTACTAAACCAGTACCGCTAATGATTGAAGCGGCTTTTGGATAACGCTCTGCAGAGAAAGCACCAAATCCGTAAACAACGGACTTGATTGTGAGAGTTGAGGCACCTGTTGCATCAAATGACAATGCAAATGGTGAACCTGGTTGCTCCCATAGGTGCATTTCAGGTGCTGCTACGCAATAGATTTCATCCTGATTTGTTGCTGCGCCGTAAGCGGTTCCAACATTTGCATCAGAAATGATAGGCAAGCCCATCATTGAGTAACCTGAGTTTGCATACGCTGCTGCGCCTGCGCCTGCTGCTGAACCGTTCATTGGTCCTTGTGCGTTTGGCACTACTAATGGGCGGCCTGTTGAATCTGTTGCTGCTAGCAAGAATGCTAGGCGGCGTGGGTGCATAATCCAGTGTGTAGGTGTTTCAAACACATTTGACTGAATTTGCTGAATTGCATCAGCTAGTTTTGGATATAGCAAAGCAACTGTTGGTGTTGTTGCTGTGAATGTGATTGCGTTTCCACCTGAGTTACGGATTCCCTTGAACTGGCCGTTTGAGCCTGTTCCGTTTAGAACCTGAGCATCAACTGTTGTGTGCCAAGAACGAATTAGGTCAGCAACAACGAATGTGTCAATGCCTGTTCCGCGCTCGATTGCCTGGCGTGATAGGTCTTGCTGTCCAGCGATTGTGCGTACTGGAATTGATAGCAGTGTGTCATCGGCATCAGTTTCTGAAACTGCAGTGTTCTGAGTTTCTTGAACGGCTGTCGAAGTACCAGTGGTCATTCTGCTAATTTCCAGACTCATTCCGGAAACCGGTAAAACGTGCTTCGCAGTTGCGAAGTCAGCAGTTGGTCGGCCAGCGCGTGCGAATGGTGCAGCAAGGTCAACTAAGTATTGAGGAACAACTAAACCAGCGAAATTTGATGTGTCAACATCACGGCGCTCAATTGATTCTTCCTTTGTGTGGCGAGCAAGGCGCTCTTGTGCGTTGTAATCTCCGCGAACCTGTGCGTTGAATACATCCTTAACGAATGAAACGCCAGCCTCTGCTGAGTATGTGCGAGCTTCGCGAGTAACTGTTGCGCCGCCTACCTTTGGTGTGATTACTGCTGCAACTGATGAGCGCATTTCTGCAACCTTTGCATCTGCTGCTGCCTGTGTTGTGAACTTTTCAATCTTTGCATCTAGTGCGCGTGCTTCTTCTACAAGAGCATCAACCTTATCGGTTTCCTCTGCAGTAAGGTCGGTGCGAGATTCTGCGGCTACTGCCTCAAGAACTGCATCCATTTCTGCCTTAACTGCATCACGGCGCTCAAGAGCAACATCAAGATATGACTTTGACATAATTTCTCCAATGAGTTTGTAATTGTTTGAGGTGGTGGCAATGCTCTCCACGGCGCTTTTAGGGTGTGGGATTTGCTCCGACTTCGATCTGCTACTTGTGCAGCAGAAACTTATTTTGTGTTATTGATAATTGCTTGCGCTAAACGCAAAGAAATTGAACGCGCTGGCACATCTGTTGGCTCTAACTCAACTTCAGGTTCTTCAACTTCAACTGTTGGCTCTAATGTGTTAAGCCCAAGCAAAACTTCAAGCATTGTTTTGCCATCTTCAAGTGAGTCATAAGAATCTGATATTTTTTCAAGAATTGAATTGATAACAAGAGTTGATTCGCCATCTAATGCGCGACCTTCTTTGATTGCTTCAATTGCGGTGCGTAATGCCTCACGCGCTTCAACTGTTGTTGTTGGGTAGGCGGGATAAGTAACCACTGAAACATCTCCATCTGCTAATGAAACTTCAGTCAGTGTGCGAGTTGAACGATCTTCGCTCCACTTTTGGCGAATCACGCGGAAAGCAAAACTCATTTGGTCAACATCTCCGCGCTCAACTAATTTGTAAAGGTCGCGCCCCTCGCTAGTGTCTGCAATAACTGCATCCATAAACAAGCCGCGATCATCTTCAGTAAGGGTCAAAGTGCCATTCTTTGTGCGAGCTAATGGCAAACCTTCGTGATTGATAAGCAAGCGAACATCAGGTGTTTCGCTTAATGTTTTGCGGAAAGCGCCTGGGGCGATAGTTTCCTTAAATGGCAGGGGAACGCTGGCATCATTGAACACTGCTGCGTAACCACGCAACCGCATTGTTCCATCCTCTGCCTGGCGTGCTTCAACATCTTGAACCGTAAATGTACGGCGTTCAATTTCTTTCACTTTGCTCCTTGAGTTAACTTCCCCGCCTGGTTCCATATCTTCAGAGATTGAAACCGCAACCATTTGATCTATTGCTTCTTGCTTTGTATCGTGACACGCAAGCGTTGTATAAGAACCATCTGTTTCTTGCTTTACTGTTGCCCATCCTGAACAATCAGTTTGTTTATCGCTAATAAAGTAAGGCATTACTTAACCTCATAAACTGCAGTTGGGTCGGCTGGGTCAATTGTTGAAATCTGTTGTAGCTGACTTGATGGAACGCCAGTGTGCTTCATATCAGGCAAGCCAACTGCCTTTGTAACTGCTGCTGGGTCAAAGCCAACTTGAATCAATGCGGCAGCAATTTCGGTGCGTAGTTTGAGGCCAACATCTTTGGCATCTGTCGCATCAATGTTTTGTAATGGCACGCGGTATTGATCGCCGCTTTCAATTGGTGCCATATCTTCGTAGGAATGAACATCGTTAAGTGAAAGGAAACCTTCGCGCAATCCCTTGGTGTAGGCATCATATCGCTCAAGAGTTGTGCCACGAAGTAGCGCATCAAGGTTGAATCGAATAAAACCATCAGGTTCAGGTAACAATGTTGAAAGAGATTGTTCAATTCGCTCCAAGATTGGGCGCAATGAGTGCTGAACAAATGACAAGTTCTGCGCTTCAACTGAGGCAAATGACATCGCACCGGCAACAGGATGACCTAACAGGCTAAGCGGAACGCGAAAAATTCGGGCAATTTCTTCCACTGAGAACCGGCGTGTGTCTAATAGCTGGGCATCCTGGGCGTTAATCTGTAGCGGTTGGAAACTTGCACCGCCTGAAAGGATGCCGATTTTGCCAGCGCGGTAAGGGCCAGTGTGTGTGAGGTTCCAATCGCGGCCAATATCTTGTGCCTGTTCTTCAGTTAGCTCGCCAGGAACTTCAATGACACCGCCAGGGTTAGCAGCGTTGCCAAAATAAGAGGCGGCATAAACATCGGCTGCCATTGCTGCGCCAAGTGTGGTGCGGCAGGCGGCAATAGGTGAAAGCCCGTAACGCTGACCTGGCAAACGGAAATCAGGAATGTGTAACAGTTCTTTATCAGTTAGGCGTTCTTCATATACGCCTTGGGTATCTCTAACCTTTACATAATAGATTAAAGGCTCGCCTACTCTTGGGCGCTCAATGCGCACGCCAACTGGGTCAAGCACATAAAGCTCTTGAACATCGCCCATATCATCGCGCACTGTCAAGATATAAGCGTTGCCTTCAAGTTTGAATGAAGTAACAATTTGCTCATAAAACTCAAGGCGTGTTGTTTCAGGGTTTGGGCGGGCAACCCAATTTGGTTGATCGCCATAAATTGTTGAGTATGGCAAGCGGTTACGGCCACGGCGCACATAAGCACCGACTGGCAAAGATGAAACTGTGTCTGCCAATAAGCGCACGCAAGAATAAACCGTGGACATCCGAATTGCAGTTTCTGAATCTACAGTTACGCCAGCAAGAGATTGAAATTGTGGGCGCCCTGGAATCAATGGTTCGACATATTGATTGTTGGCAGATCGCTTAGAACCTGACCCCGCCAAACGCTTTGATAAACTCATTAGTTAGCCTTCTCTGTAATCCATACTAGAAAAATACCCGCAACAACTAAAGCAAGTGGAACTGAAATCATCGCAAGCCCAGTTGTAACTAGCGTTACCCCAACAACTTCAACTGCAACTGATAAATCAATCTTCTTCATTTTGCTCCCTATACCTGAATTGAAAAGAATCTAGCCACTGGTGCAGGTGGTTCAGCCGGTTGTGTTGCGCGGTCATATCCAAAAATGGAAGCAACGGCAGCATCTACCTTGCGGCGTGAACTTGCTTTGGCAACCATAACTCCGCGAGATGATTGCTTTGTCACGCAGTTTGCGATGTGTCTAGCAAGTGCGGGGTTACCATCGTGAGTAAACGATTGGTTCACAACTGCTTCGTAGAATTTTTGCGTGGCGGGAACCATTCGTTCAGCAGAGTTCGGATAGCTGACAACGGGAAGCCCTGCCTCATCCAATACCATAAAAGTTCGCTGCCAACGGGCGGGGTCAAAGACAATTT